GGCTTCTGGTGCTACTTTTTCTTTTGGTTGAGCTGGTTGTTTCATTGCTGACATATCAGGTGCATCTGGTATTTTAACTTTATTATCCATTAAGCCTGTTGTTGTTACTTTATTATCTGGTCCTATTGCCATTATGCTCTTCTCCAATGTGTTAAATTATATTTACTAATTTGTTTATCACTTACAAAGTTACCTAATGCCCAACATATAGGTTCGCCTATACCTGCGTATATTCTACCTAGTAAATCAAACTTACCTTCGTTTAATCTCCATGCAATATCATTTGCTCTATGTTGTGCAATATGTTTCCATATTTTTCTATATCTAGGATATTTTTGTATATGTTTTACTGTAGGTTCTGCCCAAAGTAAATAACCTTTAACATGTGTTATAGATAATGTTTTAAATGTAAATTTTGTATCTCTTATCCAATCTTTAGTAGATAATTCTTTTGTTCTATGTAATTCTGTGCAAATAACTCTTCCACCAGTTCTACCACTTTGATCACCACCTTTACCTGGTTGACTAACTGATCCTGCTTCTCTTCTAGTACTAGTTTTTTTATCTAATGATTTTTTATATTCTTTTTGTTGCTCTTTCATTTTTTCAGTTTTAGCAAAAAATCCTGTAGGATCATTAGTTTTAGTATAACCTTTTTTATTAATTGTTTCTTGTCGTTTAGCTAATCTTTTTTCTCCAGCTTTTTCTAAATTACCAAACATTGATACTCTATTAAATCCTGCATATAAATCTGTTGCACGATCACCTGCTATTCTTTGACTATCAACATTTCCACCTCTAATATTAAAATATTGTTTATCATGTTCATTTACAGGTGTGTCTTTAACTGCACCTGCTACCATTTTTAATCCACCTATAATTGGACTACTTGCAAAACTTAGTACATTACTAGCTACTTTGATTGCTTTGTTATTTTTAACAGAGTCTATTACACTTGATACAGTATCTTGTACTGCTGATCTAGCTTTAGAAACTGGGCTAATTGGTTTTTGATATTTAACACCTTCTTGACCACGTAAAATTGCATCTTGATATTGAGGTTGTATTGAATCTGTAGCACCAATACTTTCTTGTGGTGCTGCTTGATCTGCTTTAATTTGTCCAGCTGCTATATCTTTAGTTTGTTGTGCTGCTATATTAACCATAGGCTCACCAGCTTGTCTAACTGTAGCTTCTTTTACCTCTGGTTCTTTAAGCATTGGTTTAGTATCTAGTTGTTGATCATCTTTACCACTTTGATATATATTACTTGGTCTAAATACTTCTGTAGTTTGTTTTTTAATAGTTTCTTCTGCAGCTTTTTTTGCTGTTTCAGCAACATCTTGAGTATCACTAGTTTTAAGATCAGGTAAATTTAATTTATTTATTTGTTCAAATCCTACTGATTTTAATTTATAATTACCATCAGAGTCTTGCTCTAATTGATAAGTACCACCTCCTTGTCTTGATGTATCAAATGTTTGTACCATATTATTCTTTACTGCGTTTTATTGTTTCTTTGAGGCTGAGTATTTTGCGAAGTAAAACCAGCTTCCCCTGGCATCGGTACATTGCCTGTTCCGATGTTGCCACCTCCATTTCCTGTTGGATCTGTTGGCGAAGCTCCAGGAGGTACTCCTCCCATATTTTCCATTGGACCTGGTTGTCCACTATTGCCTGTATTCGTTTGATTTCCATTTGCCATCCCCATTATGTGTGCGTATATAGCTGCTTTCTCTGGATCATTAATCAATTGATCTGGATCAATGTCTAGTGACTTAGCAACTTCTTTTAAACATGTATGCCATTTAACAAACGGTGCTAACGATGGGTTAGATGCTGTTTGCATAAATGTCATTAGTCTTTGTGATCTTACTTCTTTTTGCATCAAAGAAGATGTTCCTTGTGCTTTAATATCTAGATCACCTTGTATCTCAGGTCTTTCAGTATTAAATTGCATGTTCCAATAAAATAATGAATTACCTAGGGGCTTTAATAAATAGTCATCAATATTTTTAATAACTGTTTTAATACTTAATGCTGCAGCTCCCATCAACATAGACATACCTGCTGCAGTTCTAGTTGTAGACTGAACACCAGTTGTACCATGTGAGTATGATGGAATACCAGTTGCCTCATCAGCTAACTGTCTAAATCTATCAAACATCATTAAATTTTCATTAGAAGTGTTTGGAAATTTAACACCATGAATTGCTGCTCCTGGTTGTCCACTTTGTCTTCTAAATATTTTACCAGGAAATACTTTCATATCTTGACCTGGTACTAACATAGTTTCATCTACGTCAAATACTAAGTTACCTGATAGTGCTAAGTTATCAATTGCCATTCTTGCATGACCATTCATAACTTGTTGCGAATCTTGCATATTCTCTGGTATACCTACACCAAAGAATTGATAAGGATTTAACTCATATGGACAAACCATATAAGGTATTCTTTTTGGTGAAAAAGGATTTTCTACTACTCTTAAAACTTTACCACCACATATCCAAACATTAACAGATACAACATCTAAAGAATCATCATATTCAAATTCTAATTCATCTGCTAATTGTTTACTTATTACACCCCAATATTCTAATACTTCAAATCTATTTTTATATAATGAAGCTACATTTTCTCTATCATACAAAGAAGATTCATATCCTCTTGTTTGATAGTTAGGTCCCATATCTAAACATTCTCTAATTTTTTCTGCATTAAACAAAGGTTTCTTTGAAAGTTCTGCAAACTGTTCTCTATTAAATGAATGTCTTTGAATTACATATTCAGCATCATTCATATTTGTTGCATTAGGATCTGGATAAAAATCCCAACATGATACTGCTTCAATACCTGGTACATCTTTACCAATTTCCATCATTGCTGATGCTCCAGTTTCTTCGTCTCTAGAAAACTTATATTGAGTTTTTATATTTGTAAATGGACCTTTTAAAATTCCTGTTCCTAATAAAGCCATTTCAAAAAATACATGTCTCATAACTGATATAGCATCAGTTTCTTCTAACTGATCATGTATTACTTTTTGCATTTTAGCTGCTGCCATTGCAGCTGGCTCTATTTGTGGTTGAGTCTTTAGATCAGGAGCATCTCCTTCTTCAAAACCTAAATTTTCGTATTGTTGTGCTAAATCTTTCATTAAAGATTCTGCTGTAGCACCATTAGGTAATCCATTACCATCACCTGGAAAACCATATGGACTTTCTGGTTGATTACTTTGTGGATTTTGTTGTTTCTGTGTATTTAAATACGCATACTCTGATGTACCTTCTGGCATTGATGTAGGTGTTACACCAATTGGAAATTTACCACTAGAAAATAATACTTCAATAATTTGTCCAAATGCAGCAAGAACTTTAGTCTTTGTTACTTTAACAAATACTTTAGATTTTTCACTATCACGAAAAGCCATTTCTGGACCATATAGTCCTCTATAATTTCTATAAGCTTGTAACCATCTTTTTTCATCTTGTAATCTAGATGTTTCTGCTTGTTGAAACTTTTCTCTTATGTATCCGACAAACGGATCATAATTATCTTTTTGGTTGTCATCCATTATTTAATTTTTTCAGTATCCTTAGATTGTTTTTTAAGGCTGTCTAATTCTTCTTGTGTTAAAGTAGGATTACCACTTAACATTTTAGCAGTTTTTAAATCAAGTTTAGAAAAACCCTTAGACTTAGATAAAGAAATATCTTTGTCTGTTATTTCTGCAACTTTAACATTTTTAGTTAAAGAATCTTTATCAGCTTTATATTTTTCGAACATACTAAATTTAGGATGCTCATTAGTATACTTTTTACCAGTATCTATTGCCATGACTAGTAGTCTCTTTCTTCAGCCATTCTAAAGATTGATGGATCAACTTTTGATTTAGCACCTGGCTTATCATTGCCGTCTCCAGCAGTTGAACCATGAGTAACTTTTGAGTTAGGGTCTATAGCTAATTTTTCGTTTTTAACTTTAGCCACATCTGGTGCAAGTTCTCCATGTTTGTATCTTTTATTTATGTCCATATTAGTCTCCTTTTATTTTAATCCATTTAGATTCTTTTTTTTCTTTTTTTTCTTTTTTCTTTATCCAAGCCTTAGGTTCTTTTTTTACATAATCTTTTTGCTTTACAATTTTTGTTTTTGCATAAGATTGATTAGATTTTTTTTCTATATATCCTGATGGCTTAGCAGGTCCTGTATAACCATAAAACTTTTTATTATCTGTTTTTTTTTCTTTTTTCTTAAGCCAAGGTTCAGACATTAGTAATCCTTTTCATCAGCCAACTTATTAAAGTTAGCATCTAGTTGAGTTCTGAATTTTTTTGGTTCGTAGTAATCTAACTTACCATCCTGAGTTTCCATAGCACGTTCTTCTTTACCATAAGTAATTTTTAAATTACCTGGTTGTTGATTTGGCTGCTTTCCATCAGGAGCTGAACTTAAATCACCTTGCTTAACTTTAGCTTTTGGGTCAAATTTAGTTTCCATGTTGTTCCTATATTTTTATTTTTTTTATATGTATTATATTTTTTGTTGGTATAGTGGTATTTCCACCACCTGTTTTTATTTTATTATTATCTTCAAATATAAAATCTGCCATTATAACAGTTGTATTTTCGTTTTGTTCTACTAACCATCCAAAACTACAACATATAGCTGTCTTTGATTTTTTTATATCTGGTATTTCAGACCATTCGCATGATCCTACAATATCTTCCCAATAAGCCATTACTAGTTCATAAGGAAAATTCTTTTTATCTATAGTAGGTAACTTTACTTTTTTCATTTATTCCCTGTTGTTAGTATCCAAATATTTTATCTGAGGGAATAAAATTAGTTGTTCTATTATTTTTAAATACTTTATTAGCATAACTAGTATGCATTGGTCTACTCATGCATCCATATCTTAATGCATCATATGCGTGATCTTCTACGTGTGTATTAATATCTTCAGGATTATTATCATCTAATGGTAGTGTAGGAAATGTTCTTAATAAATTTCTACAATTAGAAAATATACGAATACCTGGTTCATTAGTTTTTTCGTTTACTATCTTTAATCTTTTGTGTATTTCTAGCTTTCCGCTAATTCTACTCTTTGGAGTTCTATCTGAAGGTCTCCAACGACATCCTTGCTGTATCATAGTCTCTGCAATACTTGGACCTATATCTCCTCTCTTTGCCCATGTACTAGCGTCTAAGACCCCGTAACGTATATATTCTCCACGTTCTAAGGTTAAGACTTTTCTTGCGAAGATATCCGCTGTAATCTTTTGAGTGTACAATTCTCTATAAATCCATATATTATTATCATAGTCAATAGCAAACCATAAACAACAAGCAGGAGAAGAATAACCCCAGTCAGCAGCACGAAATCTCTGCCAGCCTTTAGGTATTTCAAAAGGTTCAACAACATGTGTATCTCTATTAAATTCTGGAAATGCTGCATTAGAAAATGCATCCCAGTTACCATCTAAAAATTGTTTTCTTTGTACTTCTGGTAGTGATGATAACATTGCATAGTAATCATCAGTTTGCATAAGATACGGATTGTCTTGTAACTTAGCTGGTATAAATCTTCTTGTTATATATTTTATACCTGTGGGTGTAGTAATCTCTATGTTAAAAGCTGTGTTTGGATCTATAGGATCTACAAACATTTCTTTAACCCATTGTGATCCAACATTACCTGGGTTACCTGTAGCCCTCATGTATACTGGTATATTAGGATCAACTGATCTAAGTGACGATCTTAGAAAATTATATATATCTGGCGAAGGATATTGTGGAAGTTCGTCTATTCCTATCCATGTGTAAGATTGACCTTGGTATCGCAAAGCGTCTGTCATGTTCTCTGCGTACCCGAACTCTATCTTTGCTCCTGATGGGAATCTCCACTCTTTTTCTTGCTCTCTCCATTTTGCTCCTGGAAATGCTCTAGAGTATAATCGTTGAGAATGATTAATCAAATCTCTTAACTCTGGCATTGTTCTACGAAGTAATAGACATCTATGATTTTCTTTATGACAGTATCTTAGAGGATCTATTAACATGGCATATGATTTGCCACCACCTCTAGCACCACCATAAAAAACTTCTCTTTCTGGTGCAGCTAGGAACTCTGTTTGAGGACCTGGATTAGGTTTAAATATAACCTTCTGCTCAGATAGATGTTCCTGAATATTTTCTGGAACTTCGTCTATTACGTCTTGAGTTATAAGTTGCTGTTCTTTACCATCCAATACTTTGTCAACGGTTAACAATTTATCTTTGACATTTTTTGCATGGGCTTTGGCTGAACGTAGAGACTGTTCTGCCTTTGCAACTTTTTTACGTGTTCTAGCTATTGCTTGTTTAGCTGACTGCTTGGCTTTGGTCTTGACCTTTTTCTTTGGTTTTGGAAGCGGTATCTCTTGCAACTCTTTTTCTAAGTCCGACATATGATATGTATCTTCCTGTTTTTCTTGTTAGCCAAATAGCTACCTCTCGGTATGAACATGTTTTTAAAAATTTCTTTGCTTCTTCTAAAGCTTCTAATTCAGATTCTATTGGTTCAATATAATCTGGCAGTGTATAACCACCTTCGTCTTCTGCTAGTTTGTATCCAAAAGGAATAGTTCTAGCTTTTCGCTTAATCACTTTTTTTCTTTTTCTTTTCTTTTTGTTTTTCTATACTATCAAAAAATATTTTTTTGTTTTTATTAATTTCAGCATCACTACTACCTGTCATTAAGTCTTTAAATTGTAACCAAGTTTGTTTATCAAACTTTAAGAATGCTACATTACCTTTTTTATCTATTTTTTTTGTTTTGTGTGCGTTAGAATACTTTTTTTCTTTTGTTGTTAACATATTATTCCTCTGCTGGTGTTACGATTGATTCTTCTACTGGATCTTTTGCTGGTAATATAAACATACCATGCACTGCTTTCATATTAATATCTAATTGATCTTTTTTTACAAGACCAATACGATCTAATATTTGTTTTGCTGCTTCCATTCTGATACTAGCATGAGGTGTTGTACCATCCTCTTCTAGCATGTTTACCATTTTAGTTGCAGCCTTTGCAGAATGTATGGCTAAATAGTTTTCTGCTCGTTTAACAATCTCGTCTTTAAGATTACGTAGAACTTTAGGATATGAATGTTCTGAGTAACCTGCCAACTCTCCCGCCCTCTTTGGGTTTCCTTGTGCTTCTCCGAATAAAGCGTCTAGAAACTTTTCCTGAGTATCGGTTAAACTTTTTTCTTGAGTCTTTAGAATAGTAGAATCCATGTTTTGCATTTATAAGCTCCATGATTTCCTTAAAAGGAAGATCAAGTGCTTCTTTGGTTAACATTTATTTTTTTTTTAATTTTCTTAAAAACTCTGCACCAGTCGCAGATGATTTAAATTTACTAAAGATGCTTTCTTTTTTATCTGCAGCTTTCTTTTTGTCAGTAGTCACAGGAAATCTATCTTTTCTCTTACCTTTTGTAGTAAGATAGCTTTTTCCTTTGTGCATAAATCTGTCTTTGTCTGCTTTAGTAGCAGCATTAAAAGCTTCCTTGAAAGATCTAGCCTTTCCTGGTTTAACTTTTGCATCATCTCTGCTTTTTGCAGACTTAAACATGCTTTCTGCAGCATATTTCTTTTCTGCTTTTGCAATAGTTGATTTCATTGCAGATTGAGCCATTCCTTTCTTAGAAGCAGCTTCTGCAGTCTTTGCTCTTCTGCCTTTGAAGAGATTTTTAAGAAATTTTGGTTTTCTTTTCTCTTTTTCAGCAGCTGATAATTTTGCCATAACGTTATATCCTTATTTAATTGTTAAATTTACAGGAATCCTAGGTGTTCCTGATAAAATTGGTACAGTTTAGTGATGACCCGTTGTGCATATGAGTATGCGGTTGTGT